AAATCATGGTCAGAATTCGCGCCCGCTGTGCTATAGCGCGGATTCCCATCTCCATCCGACAGCACAATGCAGTTGCTAGAAGTGCGGATGTCGAGGCCACCTTGGTTGCCGTCGTAGCCGCCAAGGATGGTGTTGGCAGAACCAGTTGTGATTTGACGGCCTGAACCATTAGAGCCGTTGTACGCGCCAACAAAAGTGTTGCGTGAGCCAGTGGTCAAACCGTAACCGGCTTGGAGACCAATGAGGGTGTTGTTGGTAGCCGTTGTTCCGCTAAACCCAGCTTGATAACCAACAGCAGTGTTATTGGAGGCGGTGGTGTTGGCTTGGAGCGCACCAATACCAAAAGCAGAGTTATAACTACCAGTAGTATTGGACTGAAGTGCCGCTGAAGTTGTATTGTCATTTCCGCCAACGGCAGTATTACTTGCTCCCGTTGAGTTGTTGTATAAGGCCAGTGCTCCAACAGCAGTAATGTTTCCAGTTGTATTTAGATACCCAGCCTGAAAACCAATAGCGGTGTTTCTAGAGGCGGTGGTGTTGGAAGTAAGTGCATTTGACCCTATTGCCGTATTGTTTGCGCCTGTTGTATTGGTAAACAATGCGTTAAAGCCGACCGCTTGATTGTCTGAGCCCGTTGTATTGTTGTATAGAGCCCTTCGACCAAACGCTGAATTATCTGCGCCCGTCGTATTAGCCGCTAACGCATCGAAACCAACCGCGACTCCGTAATTGCCTGAAGTGTTTAATGCAAGAGCGCCGCTACCAATAGCAGTGTTTTGCAGGCCGGAAGTATTCGCATTTAGCGCACTCGCACCTACCGCAGTGTTGGTAGATATAGCGCCAGCGCCACGACCGACGGTCAGGCCATAAACATTTAAGTCAGTGCCGGAGTACAGCAGGTTGGCTGAACTTGTAAAGTTGCCACCTGTTGTTGAATACACCACCCGACCAGACGTAATAGAAGAATCTGTTAAGTCGTTGACAGTTAGTGTCGTACCATCAAATGTCAAGTTAGCAGAACCAGTCAGCACCTTACTTGCATTAAGAAACTGAACTTGGTTAGCTGTGCCGTAAGCAATTGTCTGGCTGGTTGTCACATTAGCATTTGTTACTGTGACATTAGTAACCGTGACATTGCCGCTACTGATCGTAGCGTTTGCCAACGTCATGTTGTTCAACGTGCTAACCGTGTTGCCTAGCTGTATCGCTGTATTGCCAAGCGTAATCGTGGTTGCAAAGTTAGCATCTAGTTGCGATAACGGTATCGTTGCCGTTGCATTTGCAAATGTATTAGGTACTGGCATTTAGAACCTCGCTCTCAATTCATGCTCAAACTCGAAGCCGTTAATCGTAAATGGCGTCACACTGCCTTCTAACGTGATGCCTAAATACTTACCAAACATCTTGGCATCTTTCTTGTACAAATAGTAACCACCACCCGCACTGTTTGCCGCAGCCCATCCGATCAACAAAGATGCGTTATTGCTCCAAGAAATAGGACTGCCAACATTATTCACCCAAATGATCGCATTGGAAAACTCAATGGGCGGTGATTGCTGATTTTCTGAATCCACATAAGCATCAAAGATAATTGGCTCACCACCAAGGGTTGCTTCAATGCCAATCTTTAATGCCTGCTTGTCACGAATAGGATCGCCCATTGGCAACAAAGCAGTTTCCAAAATCATATCTACTGGATTTAACACATCTTCGTAAAACTGATGCAAGTCTTTTCCGCTAGTGCCATACAGGTTTAAGAATCCATCCTTAAATGCTGGCACAACAAAGTAGCAATCCGTTAATTGATTGGTAAAGAACCACTTACGCTCAAAGAATGCTGCCTGTATCCAACGCTCAGTACCATCGTCATCAAACTTGAAGTTAAATACGGCGCATAGAATGTTGTTAATTAAACACTGACCACCGCTAATAAATTCATCAAAGTTGACTAGCGGGAAGATTCCATCTAACGGATCGCTGATCTTTGTCGTAGTCGCACCTACCAGCGCATACACCCCGTATTCGTTCATAAACAGCACGGAACGAAAGTAAGGGAAGATAGCGTGCTTTAGCTTGGAGCCGACTGAGGCAGATACGTTGGTATTTGTAAACAACGTGGTGCCAAGTGTCGCATCCACCCGCACATCCGAGAAGACGTTGATACTGTCTTCGCCAAACACATACAAGAAGTTGTTGGCAGAAAGAATACGGGTAATTTCGGTACGCAACGTCGAATCACTTAACGTAATAAAACCAGCCGTTAAGTTAATAAAATCATTGTAGGTATCGGTTGCCGTGTAATACACGGTACGATCCTGCGCAATCCAAGTACGACCTGAAAATGTAGCAATGTCAGAACCACTTTGATTCAGAATCGTGCAAGTGACATTGGCATTGGTGCCTGCGCCAGTAATCGTTACCGTCGGCGGAGAGGTATAGCCTGTGCCAGCCTCAGTTACAATCACTTCTGATACCGCATTGGCAACCACCACTACCGTACCTGTTGCTTGCACGCCATTCGCTTCATTGGGTGCGCCAAAGGTCACAGTGGTATTGGATGTCAGATAACCGCTACCCTTGTTATTGATGGTAATGGTGTTGACGCTACCAATAGAATGTAAATTGGTGCCATCCCAAGTCTTGTAGCCTTTGACCGGATCAATAATTAACGCACGTTCATTGCGCCACTGCGTAATCATTACATCGGCATTCGAAAAGGTATTTGCCGGAGCAATGTTTCCTTGAGCGCCTGTTGTAATGTTGACATACTGTGCCGATCCATTGTCTTGGAACGCCAGCACATACTCATTGTTGTTAATGTTGACAGAACCTTGAAACGAAACATTCGCAGTAAATGCAACATTCGCAAGCTGCTGATTGCCGGGGGTAATCTTGAGGTTGCCGTAGCCAATGGGCTGGATGTTTTCCAACCAGCTAAACTCGCCATCACCAATTACCGTGCGGTTATTCTTGGTGTTAAGACCTTTGAAGTCTTTGACTACGGCGTAATTTTTTTTCTGCTCTGCCGCAGCCATATCAATACCCCGCTGTGTAAGGTGTCGGCAGCCTGCGAGTAAAGGTGGTGTTCAGAGCTTCCATAACGTGCTTGCTGTACTCTTGCTTGAAGATTTCAGCTTCACCGTAAGACTGCTCTTGGTATTTTGCTATGTAAGCGGCGTAGAACGGCACCGCTTCAGTAAAGGGTGTCGGTAATGTTTCTACATCAGCACCGTTGGTCATTGGATCAACCAAGACAACGGTATCAATCTCCATTTGGTACGCCTGATCAGGCTTGGGGCCAATAAAAATCTTCTTAGGCCCGTACATGGAAAAGCCTACCGGACGCCCATTGTAGTTTTGCCAATAGCGCAACTGGGCATTAAAGTCAGTCCAAGGCAGGTAGTACAGCGGAATACGTGAGTTCCCCCAGTAGAGGATCACATTCAGCACATCCACCGTGTTGACGCCTTCCGGCAAGTCAGCAAAGTCGATGGTTTCGACGTTATACGGTACGGTGTGATTCTGCAAAACGCGATTGCACCCTGTGTCTCGGACAAGGGTGTTACGCCCATCGTTTATGTAGTCCGTTAGCTCTGCATCTGTCCAGAAGTTCGCATTAACGTCATGTAATAAACGCCGGGTTTGCGTAATGTAACCAGCAAGCGTATCTGCCATTTTTAACCATCAAGGTTTGCAACTTTCGCCGCACCCTTTGCCTTGGGCATTGGGGCGGCTACTCGTTCCACCACTGGGGCTGACAAGTGGACGGGCTTTACAGACTCTTTCGAAAAAGAAAACAAGGCCAGTTTTTCCATTGCTGCGTCAAACTGGTTACTCATTTTCATCCAACCAAGTCTTACAAGATACGGCTCTTTATTGTCATCGCCATAACCAAAGACATGCTTTGCTGCAATTTCAGGAATCTCAATCTCTTTCCCGGGCTCGAAATGGTAAACAACACCATCCAGACCGTCAGAAAAAGGCTCAGAACCATTATTGCGAACAAAGATCGTGGTCATAGCGAGACAATATCTCCATACAGGGCAATATCGCAGGTCACTGCGGCATTGACCGAACAATTAACATAAAGCACACGGGCAGTTTGAACGTCAGTGTTTGCAGCGGAAGCCAATGTCAGATCATCAAACTTAGTCGAGCCAGTTGCGGCACTCAAAGTCTGATCGGCTGCGATTGCAGTGCCTCCACCGCTTGCGGCGGTGAAGACACCCACATTGGCACCACTTGCGTTACCACTGAAGTTAGACAAAACTATCCGACGCACAATGTACTTAGTTGCCGCTTGCGCAACCAAAGTCGTGACATCACCTGTGGCAGCAAGGCTTACGCCTGTTTGCTCTGCCAGTCGGTAATTGCCAAACGAATCTGGATACGAACGGCCTACTGCATTTGCGTCCATAGCTCCCCCTTATGCGTAGGTTTCGCCAGCAGCTTGACCACCATTGATGTCCAACAGGGTCACTGTTGCATTGCCAGAAGAATTCTTGGCATACACATTGACACCATCGGAAATCACGACACCGCCAGTATTAGCAGCCATGACAGTCGAGTTTGCGGAACCATCGTAAGACAGCACGGTCACGTTAGCCGATGGGAACACCACATAGATGCCAGCGGGGATAACGGTGCCATTGCCAGTCGATACGGCGGTGACGGTAACAGTCTGGAAATAGGCACCCGGAGTATTGCTCTGAGCGCCAGCCAGAATGATTTTATTAGTTGCAAGAGACATGATTTCCTCCTTACAGGCTCAAAGAGTTGTAGCCCGTAATCTTCGTCATGGCTTTCGGCTTGGTGTTTACCAATTCTGCAATCATCAGAACTGCACCAACGTAGCCAATCTGGAAGTTCGGAAGCGTGGACTCGAAGCCAGTGAAGGCGAACGATGCCTGCTCATGGATGTAGAGCGAGAGATAGTTCGTGTTCAGCAGATACAGAGTACCTTCCGGGCAATACGGGTCTGGATAGATTGGCACACCAGCAACCATCAGGGCGCGGAATGCAGCCTGTGGGCCATTGGCATCACCATCAAAGCCGGAGCCGGGAGTGATCATGTAGTTTTCTTGGCCTACATAATCCTGTGCCAGCAGCGTCCAAGTACCGAAGCCGCAAACGCCGAAGGTCGGAACCTCTGCGCCATTTTTCACGGTGCCGGAAATGTATTGCAGTACGTTTTGACGGGTCGGGTTGACCGAGCCAGCAGCGTATTGCTTGGATTTCCACCATGTGTTTGTGCTACGGTTGATGTTGCCGTAGGTTGCGGTGCCAGTACCATCATCCACTGCCGCAGGCAGACCGATGAATTGCTGGTTATTGCTGGTGTTGTTGTACAGCGCGGTTGCCATCGAATCCATCATCACGTTGGTCGCGTCGTTCATACGCGCTTCGATCAGAGGAATGATTGCGTAGTCTTGCTGTACGGCACCTTCCATACCGAGGAACGGTACAGGAGAAACCAGCAGCTTCAGGTTAAATTCAGCTTGGTAAGCACCTTGCTGAACGGAAGGCTGCGCGAACGAACCAGAATAGTCCGACCACTGAGCATTCACGAATTGGGAACCCTGAACTGGAACCGATACAGACGACACACCGCCGGAGGCAGTCTGCGAGTTTGCAATCAGTGCCGCCATCAGGGGCGTTGAATTGTAGATTTGTACGACCAACTTCGGGATAAATGCCCGCCGAGTGACATACGTCAACTCGTTGTACTGATTAGTACCCGAAGCCGGAAGAATGCCGCCACCAATAGGCATAATTTACCTCCGAAGTTTAAAAAATAGCCCCTTACAAACCGATTGGCTTTGGATTTTTGCGTAATTCAGCCAAAGCCGCCGCTGCATTTTCACGTGCAGCAGCTACCGGATTCTTCATATAACCCTTCACATCCATACGAGACATGACGGGCGTTGGATAACCGGGTGTCGGCACTGCCGATTGCTTCATGTGACGCCAGTAATCGGCGGCAGTTTCATGGTTAGCAATGCCTTTTTCGGTCATCAGTTTCTCAATTTCAAGGATGTCATCATCAGACTGGGCATAACCACTCTCTTTGAGTTTGCTACGGCGGCGATTGAGTTCATCACGCACCTCACGCGCGCGCAACTGCTTCTCAAGGTCTGCCACACGCTGTTCGGACGCCGAAACACGCTGGTTGACAACCTCTTCCATCTCCAATTCAGGCACAGGCAGGTCAGGATTGACCTCTTTTGCCAGTCTTAAAAAGGATTTGCGTGTTTTTGGGTCTTCCGACAGGCGTTTTGAGAGCGCAGCAAGCTCTTCAATTGCTTCGGGAGAGTAATTTTCCAGACTCATGATTAGCCCCTTGAGTTAATTAGTAGATTTTCTTGGTGTCGCCCGGCTTGCTCATGGTCATGGAGTTGCGCTTGCCGGTTTTTGAAGCATTCGACAGGCCTCCCATTTCCGAGAAACGAGGCGTGTTGTAAATTTGACCATTCATCTGCGAGTTGTCAGTCGGGCGGCGAACGGTCATTGCACCCTTTGGCTTAAAAAGTTCCATGATTGCTCCTTAAATTGGAAGTGGTGGTGCGGTGGTTCCCGCGATAGGCGCTGACATTGCTTCTCTCTGCCCCGGCGTAGCGCCACCCGCTTGTGGTAGAGACTGAATCATTTGGATGATTTCAGAAGGCATCAAGCGACGCGAATCAGACTCGCGCTCACCAAAGCGGCGAGTAATCTCAGCAATCACTTTCTCAATGGTCTTGGATTCTTCCGAACCCATATCGAAGGCGGCTAGTGCTTGTTGCATCATGTCTAGCGCCATCATGATATTCAAACGCGCAGCTTCTTCTTCACCGCGCTTTGGTTCAGGCGTACTCATGGGGCTTGCCATCGGCGCAGTGGTTTCCTCCTGCTCAAACGCAGGCGGGGTAGCTGGTTCGCCACCCATTCCCTGATCAGCCTTCATCAAGTCCATCATGTCCTGTGGTTTCACAGCCATTTGGCACTCCTATGTTGCGCGAACGATAGATATAAATTAACTATCGCGTCAACTAAAAAAAGGGGCAAAATGTTGCCCGTTGCTATTTTACTATCGGCTAGTGCTTCTTGTGCCGATATTTCTACTAGCGCCTTTGAAGGCATTACGGTTAAAGCTCATCGACGGTGGTTGCCGGGTCGATTGAATATCCCGCTGCGTCATGCGGGGCTGATCCCCACTTTTCAACATGGACTGGGAGTTCATTGCGCCTGATCGTTGATCCATTACACGGCCCTCAGTTGCGGTTGTTCGGGTTGCTCTGGCGTTTCACCCGCCGGTGCGCCGCCTTGTGGTGCGGCAGGGGGCTGCATCATTTGCTGCATAGCTGCGGCAGCTTCCATTGCCTTAACCTCTTCCACCAGCCGATCCTTCATTGGCGGCTCGACCATCTCCAGCAAGCTGGCCTTGCCAATTGCGCCAGCGTTAAACAGGCTAAAGGCCAAGTCTCTGGCATCTTCCATGAAGATTGGCGAGTTGGAATGCGCATCTACTTTGACAACAAAGTCATCCGTAAATTGGGCGGCAATGAATTCGTTGCCATCTTCGTCACGGTAGCGCGTATCGTCATAGACCATCATCATCTTCAGATACAGCGTTGCAATTTTCTCAAGACTGTCTTCAATGGTCAATGCACGCTTTTTGGCGCGGGAAGAACCGAGTCGAGCAAGCTGCGAGGCATGGCCTTGGCTACGAACGCCGGTTTCGCCACGACCTGACAGTACGCTGGTAATGCCAGAGGCTTCAGCAAACATAGCGTCAATCTCACTCAGTTCGCGGAACAAGTCGTTCGGGATGTTTGGCGTGAACTCTTCTACTTTGGCGTTAGGCATATCAGACGCCACCATGCCGTTGGCACGATTAAGCGCAAACATTTTTTCATCCAAGATTCCTTGGAAACCAATGAACGCCTTGGGTGGATTGACTTGCTTGTCCAGCAATTCAAGTATCTGTCCGGTTCGTTTATTACGCATCTCTTGCAAGAACACAAGACGCTGCGTTTCAGACTGCCCATAGTAGTAATCGTATTGAGGCGATGGGCAGATTTGTACGAACGGCTGCTCACCTTGTAGGAATAGGCTCTTGGATGCACGGTCGTAGATTACGATGTCTGGATCAGCAATGGTGACGCAGACGTAATCATCTACCTTATCGTCGTATATCCAAAGCTCCCGCATTTTGACGGTAGGCTCTGCAATCTGTGGCGTGTACGTCATGTTGCCAGCCAGATTCATCTGCACGTTACCGTAGATCGTTGGATCAACCGCAGAAGTGACTAGGCGCTCAACGCCTTCAGGGTACTTCTTGGTTTGTTGTTCAGCTAACGCAATGCGACTTAGGATTTCGTCACGCTTTTCATGCGAGTAGAGGCGCGAGTAGAGTTCCGATTTGGTCATATAGAACTCTTGCACCATTGCCTCTTGGCGGTCTGTGTACGGTGTGTCTTCGCGTAGCACGCCAAACACGCCGGGTTCCACCATGTAGGGGTGGATACCATTGCGCCAGATTAGTTTGACAAAGGTGGAGTTGTAGCAAAACGCCCAGTTTAATGCCTGACCGAACACTTGGTCTGCGTTACTAGCAGTCCAGTAGTCGTGCAATGCCTTGGTCAGTGCGGGTATTTTCTTTTTGAACACTTCAGGCACAGACGCGCCGATCTTGACAGAGAAGCGCGTCGTGTCTGCCGAGTACATAAAGGCAGACAGTTGATCAATGTGCGGATAGATTTTATTGAAGTGTGCAGGCGGTGAGTTTTGATCAGCGCCGAATAGGTAGTAGGAGCGTAGGGGGGAGTATTGTGCTTGGCGCTCACCTTGAGACACCAGACACTTATTCATGATGTCAACGTAGAACGCTTGGCGATCAACTGGGTTCTCAGGAATTCTCATTTGATCTGTAAATTCTCATGGTCGGCAATGTAAGACCCCACTTTCGGGCCACTCAAATTCGTACCCGCTTGCTTGACCGCCTGCATTCCTGATACTGACTCACCCGCAATCGAGTTAAGGTTGTAGCCACCCAGTTCCGCAGGCGATCCCCACCGGGGTGCGAACGGATTATTAGACGTAGCATGGCGCGGCGGCTGCGCCTCACCTTCTCTGGTCGATTTAATATCGCTCATCTTGAAGTCTAGCGCAAGTTGTTTTAGCGTTTTGTCATTATGTTTCGTTGCATCACTGGCAATTCCGACAGGTTGCAAGAACACTAATTGCACATCGGTGCAGCCGGAAGGACAAACTGCCTGCCGACTTTCAAAGTAGCCATGCACCGGACACTTGTAATCATGTAATACACTCATGTTAGCCCCTCACTTCTTTAACAAATGTGGTTTTGTATAATCGTACTTGTTAATGGGTTTAACGGACAAGCCAATTTTGCCGTTATTCATCTCTAGCGTGTAGCCGCGCTTCAAGGTTTTGCCAAAATCCTTGGGTGGGTGGTAGTCCAACTTCATTCTGCCAGCAATATCCATCCTCATTCCGGCCTCGCCGTTCTCCAAAGCCAGCAAAGCCTTGGAAATACGGCGCTGTGTGGTCTCAGAAACAGGCATTTTTAGCTCAAAAAAGGCCTTTTTCATGTTCCGATAGTCCACCCCTGCCATCTTCGCAAATTCAGCCATTGAGTAGCCTCTTTTGCGGTTTAGCCGCATATTGTGCAGTCTTAGCTTGATTTCAGCGATGGAAAGTACCGTAATCATCAAAAACCCAGTGCTTTTAGGTAATTTGACACCTGTTTTTGTACCTGAACCTGCCCACCTTGCTCATTTTCGTCACTTTTTGACTCTTTTTTGTCCTTGGTTACCCGGTTTGCGATCAATCTAGGCTGTAATTGCTCTGCAAAAGCGGCAGTAGCTAATGCTGACGCGATCACACGGTCATCTTTTGACCTACCAGTAGCGGCAATCGTGCCTCCATCGCGCACAATCCCCTTCATTTCGTCAATGCACTCTTCCGAATACACCTTCAACATCCCGCGCTCGAAGTAATCCTTCAGGTAATTCAGCATTCGCTCCTTGGAAGAATGCGTTGTCACCCAACCAATGCTGTTGCTAATGCCAAAACTGTCGTTTCTTCGCCATAGGTAATGCTGCATATTGCCTAAAACGTCGTTGAGATGCCTAGCTTCCGACGGTGGCAATGACATGGCCTGCCTTCTCAGGTTCCTCATCTCGTTAATCACGGCCTGTCCGGGGCCGTTGACTTCCAAGTTCAGCAAGGAATTGCCATAAGCGCCAGCCAGATAGCAGATCACCCAAGCGAATTGGAAGGTATTTAACTCCGAGGTGGCAAACTCTGCAACCTGTTCCATGCCATCGGCATAGCAGCGGTACACCTGAATGCAGAATCTATCTGCCCAGTCCGACGATCCATAGGCAGGATCAGCACCCACGACGTAGTAAGCGTTGGGTACGGGTTCCTCCCAAATCTTTAACGTCGCTAATCGTTCGCTACTTTGGATTAGCGTGGTGTCTTGGAAGTTAGCACCCATGCTAAAGCGGTACGAAATGAAGGGTGAGCGTTTAGCTTCCTTCATCGCGTCGGTACAACGGGCGGTAGAGAAGAAGGAGGTTCCCGTCATCACAAAGGCGTAGTCCTCTGTGGGTGGGAATTCCTGATACATCAGGCCATCGTCCTTCAAACCTTCGTGCAGCTTCCAGCGCCACCAAGCAATCTGCCGAGAGTTGATCTCGTAGTTGTACATTTTCTTGATGTCTTTCGTCCATTCCTTTTCTTCGGGCGAAAGTTTGCCATCCCAGTACACCTTGTAGATGTCTGACTTAGGATCAGCCATGTACAACTGGTTACGCCACCAGCCACAGAAGATGGCTTTCTGTGTTCGCGCACGTTTGGCAGTTGTCCACATATCGTGGAACATATTGAAGCCTCGCGCCGTACTCTCGAACATATAGTAGCGAAGCGGGTTAGTTTCAGCCAAGGATGCCAGCAAGGACGCCAAGCCTTCCTCGTCGCCCCATGAAGACGTTTCCGTGCCATGCAAGAAGGTAATGCCCTTGCCTCGACCCAATCCACCTTTAGCGCGAGTACCTGCCACCTGATAGAACATCCGACTTCTGTTTTGCAGTACCAACTGATTGCGGTTATGGCTCATCAGTGGAATCTTGTACTGCTTGGGCAGGCCATCCATGTACATGGAGAGCGTACTTCTGAACTGCTCTCGGTTTTCTTCTGTGTCGGTGGTTAGCGTTCCCTGCATACCGGGATGAATGAAGTGCCAGTAAAGGTCGAGCGCCAAGGATATGGTGGTGATACCAAGCTGACGCCCTTTCAGTACCACAAAGAAATGGATGTCATCTTGCAGACCACGCGCTACCTCATCCATGACATAGGTTTGGGTGCCAAGCAAACGCTCACCCAAGGTGATCATGCCTTGTTCTTTGGACTCAATCCTTAACTGGCGGCAGAAGCGATAGAAGTTCTTGCGATCAAACTGCATGGATGGTGTATCCGTAGAGCTGCTCGAACATGGCTTTGGCCTGCACTTCACCCATAATCTGCTGCATCTGCTCGTCCGTCAGTTTCCAAAGCATCTCGCCGTTAGAGAGCAACTGCCTAAACCGACTGTGATGACCAAATATCTTGGTCGAGTTCATGCCATTGTGAATCGGGCCAAAGTGTTCGAACGAAAAATACTTGGCAACGTCATCAGGTGCATAGCGCATACCCACATTTTCCATCGCAGGACGCATGAAGCAGGATAACTGCACATCCTCGTTGTTTAACATGGCTTCAGGAAAGTGGCGACGCATGATCCCGTACTTAGAAGGCGCTTCCAAGAAGGCTTTACTGCGCAAGGAAAAGCCACCATTCTGGACAATCAAGGCACCGGTATAGTCTTTCTTATCCATGCACCACTGATACATGGTGGAGAACTCACCATTGGGTAGCAATGCTGCATGACTAGGGCCACCAATGTAGTCATAGTTGAACCAGTCATCATTCCAATTCTCAGCGTTCAACGCCCAACCATCGTGCTGCACAATCAAGGCGTAGTCAGTCTCAATGTAGTTGTGCAGGCTGTACATCACAAACTCGGTATAAGCCTGATAGTCCAAGGGCGCACCAATGATCTTCTGGTGCATCATCGTAATGTCTAACTCGGTATTGGTAATCAACAAAGACTTGCAGCCGGGCAGTGCCTCGGCAGTCTTTCTCAATGCTGGCAGTGCAACCTTTCCCCGACCATCGCCATAAATCGCAACTACTGTAATGTCTTCAAAACTTTTTTGTTTTACGTCGCTCATTGTCAAAGCCCTCTAAGTTCCAATTAGCAATCCTGTATCGCGCCTCGTAGTCTTTAGCCACAGCCAATAACTCTTTCACGATCTCAGGGCGGTACACCTCTTTCCACCTCGCTACCAACGCCCTCTTCTGTTTGGCATCCTGTGCGGCAATGGCATTCCTCATCTCCGAGCGCAACATCTGGCGCGATAACAACAGCTCTTCCTGATAGCGGTCAGGACTGTCCATCTGCCTTTTGCGCCAAAGCCTTGATCTCACGAATCTCCAATCCAAAGGCGTCATGTATCTTCAACATCAACTCAGCACTGACTGGCAAATGCCCATGCCGTACCCGACTCACATAGCCAGAAGACTGCAAACCCAAAGCTGCTGCCAACTCCCGGTCATTCCTTAACCCAAACCTAGCCTTCAAATAATCAAACAAGGCGTGCGCCTTCTTTGCGTTCAACATAACCCCTCCCTATTCAAACTTTGTTTTCATCTACACGATGATCGCCACACCAGTCAGTCACAAACACCACCGGGTAGCCATCAATTGTTGGCGCATGGCGGCGGCAACGACCAAGGTCATAACCTAGCTTTGCATCCGGTTGCTTTGGTACAAACCACATACAAGTGTTGCAACGCATTCCTTCAGACCGATGCTTCCAAGGATCGTCTTGAGTAACCCGCTCTTCCTTTATCCATTCTCTGCTTATCGTCATCTCAGCCCTCCCTATTCAATTCGCCATACCCGAATACCGTCACCCTCCCGACGGCACACAAACTTCCTCTCCAACCGCTTACCCCTAATCCGGTTGTAATTACACAGCACATTCATATTCCCACCCGGCACAAAGAAACTCTCCCCCACCTGTAAAGCCTCATGCGGGTAGTTATGCCGAACCTTAACTTCAGGCATCGGTACATCGCTATCTATTTCATACATTCGCACCTCCGTTAATACAGTGTGTTTACTGTATCACAAACACTGCAAAACTAATAGGCAAAAAAAATCCCCGTACTAGACGGGGAAACTCTCTCTGTCAAAACACGGCTGAGGACTGCACTCGGTCAATGAGCCGCCTAGTCACTAAGGACACTCCGCTGATCTCGCCGTTTCGATCCGGACTCTACCTCGGCAAGTCAATCCTTATGCGTGTTGCCCCTAGCAGCGCCAACCACCAAGGGCAGAAACAACCTGACGGCTGCC